TTAAATCCCGGAAGACTGCAAGAATTTCTTGCGGTCTTTTTTTATGACGTCAAGCTCTTTTACCAGATCATTACCGCATTCGTTATCGACAAAAAGTTTTCCCCTCCATTTCCCGTATCGGATAAACAGAAATTTCTTCTCTCGTTCAATGTAGGCAATCTCTGTTGACCTGTTCAGGTACTCCCTCCGGATGACTTCCAGTGACAAGCCCTCTCCGACCTTCACGTTCCCGGCAAAGGTAAAACAGCCCTCGTGGTCCACAAACGCATAATTTTTATTAAGCCTTGCCCTGATCACCTGCAGCAAACTGTCATTTGAAGCCAGCATCTGAGCCTTCCCGGTTGTGTCGATTTCAAAATGCACCCGTTCGACTATGCGTTCAATCTGCTTTGGTTTGATCTTCAGCAGCCTGATCAGACTGTCCTGCTCCAGTGTGATGTTCGCCAACATCTCCTTTTGTGTCAATGTCAATCTCATGTAGTCATTGACCTGATTCAGCAACTGGTCCTGATTATAGGCCAGTCGCTCGTTTTTGGCTTTTTCCTTCTCGTACTTCTTCTGCATCAGGTTGCCCCAGAATGTCAGGCCGATTATCAGGATAGCGATACCTATATATATATACTGCTTCAATGTTAACCTCATGCTGTCAATTTTATATCCCAATTGCGCCTTCCGTGCCGCAGACGCTACAGCGTAAATATATCGTCCCATGATCATCGTCGAACACGATTGCCCACTTGTGCGGCTGGAGCAGCTTATGTTCTCCCTTCATGGCAAAGGTGGTCATGCAAATGTCACAACCCATACAGTCAAAGCTCTCCCCTTCCAAAAAGACAGCTTTTGCCCCACACCTACATCTCAGGACCTGCATCATTCGTTGACTATATCAATCACTCCAAATTTCTGCATCCGGTGACTGTATAGCCAGTCGTACACGTTAAAGCTGGGACACCTCTTGACAGCAAGCTGGTTGTGGCCCACAATAGTGATATCAGGGTGATGCAGAATCGTCCGCTTTATACACTGAAGTAAGGTAGCCTCCTGGTCCTGAGTAAAATGATCAGAGAACCGATTAAGCTGGCCCTTCCCCCCAGCAAGCATGATATGACGGCTGACAGCATTATACCCGGCAACGCCCCAAGTCATTTCGTCACTCTCGACAAAAGCATCCTCGTCAAAGGGAGTAATGATCTCTCGTTTCCCGTCCCAATGGATCAGCTCTGAATAACCCAGCCGATCCCAACCCCGGCCTCTCAGGTAAGCAATGAAATTACCGTTAAGGAATTCATTCGGCAATGACTTACGGGAACGGTAGATTTTGCCCTTGTATTTGACCGTTCCGTCAACCTGATCGCAGGGACCCATGTGCCACTCCTCCAGCATGCCTTTTGTGACCTCCATGCCGGGAGGCGTATCTGCACAGTGGATCACATAGTATTTCAGCTTGCCCATGCTATCCTCCGGCTTCGTCTGTTGGTCCTTCATCTGGTCGTTCATCTGGACTTGCGGCGTCCCTGAGCTTGTAGTATCCCAGCGTAATCCCTTCCAGCAAAGTATTCTTTGCCAGAATAAAAGTGTAGGCCAGCAGCATGAGTGAAATAAAAGCCCCGGTGTCGATGCTATTGCAGGCATACCTCCAGACCGCAAGCACCAGTACAATGACTCCCAGTGCAGTCGTCTTCCAGTTTTTAATCCTTTCAATTGTCTCCATCTCCAATTTTTATGTGGCTCTGCCTATCTTCGGCTCAACCATATTAAGCAAACCCAGCACGTCAAACCGTTTTGACTTTACCAGATCAGCATGTTCGCGGCTCATCACATGAGCCTCTTTATAGAGGACCCCGATGAATGCTTCCTCCGTCCGGTCCCCGTTGGCCTGTTGTATCAGAAAAAAGTACAGCGACTTGTATCCGTATTTGGTCAGGAAGTCTCGCTTGATGTTCGGGTCTTTGCAGAGGCTCATGTCCGCTTGTTGGTAGGTATGGTAAAACATCAGAAAATCCATCGCCTCCGGGTATCTGGAGCAGAGGACGTCTTTGTAATCTTGCTGAATAGACTGGGACGTCGGCGACAGCTTCTCCAGCATGATCGTAAATTTCTTCATGTTGCGCCCGTTATTCCAGTGACCGTTATTGTGAAACCGGGCCAGAAATACATTTGACGCACGAAGCTGCGTCTCCAGCGTAAACATTATCTGGTCAAGCATCTTGTTATACCGGGCTTCATCTCCGAACGACACCGGTTTCCTTCCTGCCTTCTCAATCTTCATCCGGAGATACATGTAAGTGAAATAAGCCATAAAGCCAAGTATGACAATAGTCATAGATGAGAGGATAATGTCTGCCATTTTCATTTTTCGATCTTTCTTACTCTGATTTTTATTTCAATACTGTCCAGCAACCGGACGGCTTCAAGGCTGTCCAACTGAGCTTTTTTTTTTAATCCGTCTTCAATGATTTCGGTGATTTTGACATAGTGCTGAAACTCCGCATCCTTCCGGGTCCGCAAATCTTCTTTGATCCCAGCATGAACAGCCCCGACATAGTTGCCGATCAGGACCGTGTTCTCATGTACTGCGTTCAGCTGCATGTCAAACTCGTTCATCCTGATCACAAGGCTGTCCAGAGTGTGGCTGATCTCCATGACCATAACATGCGTTTCAGCAACCATCTTTGTGTCGGCAGTCCTTTTGCTCTCCATTTTTGAATAGAACATGGCAACTCCCCACACGCCAGTGACCATTGAGATTACGATAGCCACTACCATCTTAGCCATACCCGTGTATTTTGTAAGGTCTGAGAATTTAATCCTTGTTGCCATGTTCTTTCTCCTCCAGATTATTTGACGACGTTATCCGATTTGACCATTGCGTTGACCAGATACAGAATACCCAGCGCCACGACGACAATTCCCGGCGTCTTGGCCTGAGTATAGATCAACCATGCCCCCAGACCGATGACGGTCCATTCAGGTGCATTATTACTTTTGAGCTTTGTGCCGATCCAGCCGGCTACGATTTTAGTGTACTCCCAGATTTTCTTCATTTTATTTGTTGTTTAGTGTTTATTCAAGTATTGTGATTTCGTCCTTGATTTTGTTATCCAAGCATTTTATAAAGAGGAACGAAGGTGCTGACCGGTAGGACCTGAATGTGCTTGCGGATCGTAACAACATCTTCCGGGCTTAACTCCATGTCGCCAGCTGTACGCCAGATTTCGTGCATGAGCTGGTCTATGTCGATCTTCTCATTCGGGGTCGCGTCCGAGACTAAGCTCAGAACATTACAAACGACATGCTTTGCCAGTACGTCTTTGCCTTCATTGTCTTTCAAGTTTTCGCCGTTGTATCTCTCCAGCGGCACGTTAAAATTTACTTTCATTATGGGTATGTTTAATTGGTTAGCAATCATTCAGAATTAATAGTTTATTGCCTCGACCCTTATTGTGCAGATATATCCGTTAGCGCCGATGAAGTATTCCCCGTTTGGCTGTCCTGATCCGTCCGCAAAATCATCATGATGCCAGGGGGCAAATGTGTCAATCAGAATTTCACTTCCGATAGCTCCCTCTCTCCAGCCCCAAATACTTGCATATACCCTGACTTCGTCATAAGTAGCTATCCCTTCAAGGTTGGTATAATACACTGTTCCAAAATTGGGACTGTTAGTAAATCCGACACTGGCTGTAAATCCATCTGGAGCCTCGAAGACGCTTGTCGTTGCCGGCAGAATCTTCACTGTTTTCGTGTAGTCTGAGGTATTGGGCAACCGGCAGACAATGTCATTTTCGGAAAAGTCCACCAAGTGGTTAACCAGAAATATCTTGACAGTGTATGCTCTCTGGATGGTCTGGTTCAGGCGTGTGTGCGATATCCACAACTCGCTACCAACCGCCTCATCTTCCAGATTAACAGCATCCCAACTTAATAGAGTAGTCCCGTCATAAACGGCAAGCATAACGGCTATAATGCCCATGTCAGCCCAATTTACTTCTCCGAGAATGATGTGGGCGTCAAATGTCACGCTGCCACCCGAGGCAACATAAACGTCTCCTGAGACGGGGACGTCAACCCATCCCGGAGCAACGGCGTAATGGTTGTACCCGGCAAAAGAACCCAAGCTCCCAGCTGCTGGAGCTGAGTTGACCAGCACTCCAGCCGGTGCAGTCCTGACAGTAGGTCCAAACCCGGACCAGGCATTCACATTGCTGTCACTGGCGACGCCTTTCACTCCTGAAGACGAACTGTTTAAGACGTTACGGACCATGCTGACACTGATATTTTTGCAGTCAACAGTAGTTCCCACAACGGTCATATCTGCTTGTGCAGGAATGTTAGCTTTGGCTTTGATTGCCGCTGCGGTAAATCCTCTATATGCTGATATTATCATAGTTCTTTAATTAACTCCTGATCAATTCTTATATAGGAAATGCGTCCTGAATTACATGAACAGTTGCCGTCAATCCACCTTGTGTTACAGTTATATCTGCTTCCCTTGTATCTCCAACCGTGTTAGCAATAAATGTTATTGTTACGGTTGTATTGCCTGTGCCACTTACGTAGTTCTCCGATATCCAAAGTATCTTCCCAAACTCTGCCAAATACCATGAACCTGAAGCGATAATATTAAACGTGCTTGTCCCGGCAGTATAACTATGACGTACAATTGTCGGGCTTACTGACAGATATGCTGCAACCACTTGCTTCTGTTGTAATATGCCATGAGTAGTGGGTATCATGCCGTTAAGTCTCCCATTAACACCCAAACACTGCTCCCTCTGTGATAGGCAGTTGCGCCAATCCACTGAGAGGCCAGCTTCCGGTTAGCACTTTTGCTGTAGATTGTAGTCGATGCTGCGATTGTGATTACACCAGTTCCCACGTTCACTATCGTCACCTGAAACCCGGTAGCCATGCTATTCGGCAAAGTCACCGTAAATGTGCCGTTGCACTCAATAACCTTATTGTTGTCAACTGAAACCAGCGTATAGGCAGCAGTTCTGGCGTTGATTGCGGTATTCAGTGGAGCATAAGTAGAGTGAGTGTGAGTTAAGGCTGCATAGATTGAGTGAGTGTGATCACCGGCTGAAACCGTCCCGGCGGCAGTGCCCACACTCAGGATCGCTGCACCGCCTAGTCCCAGTGAAGTCCTCCCTGTGGCTGCCGTTAATCCAATGGCTCCTCCGTCCCACCTGTTACTCTCGGTATAGGCAGTATTCCAGTTTGTCTGCTGTGCGGTTGTTGGCATTGAGTAACCGCTGGCAAAAGACAGGGCCAGAGTGCCTGAAGCTGTAATCGGAGAGCCAGAGACAGCAAACCCTGTTGGAACTGTCATCCCAACGCTGGTCACTGTTCCACTGCCCGAACCAGATACTGTCTGCCACGTTCCGTCTTCTCTCAAAAAGCGTGTCGAACCGCCACCCAACAGGATGCCTCCCCGGACTGTTGTCGATGGGGCCGGCAAGCTCTCCCAGATTGTTGATGGGAACTGGCTGAAGTCAGACCATGCCTGTATCTCGTAGTCACATGCTACTGGGAGCTTCAGCCTGAGATAAGGGTTACCAGCGTTAGGGACATACTCAAATACATTACTGTCCAAATATCCTATTCCGATCTGGCTGTCCTTTAGTAGCACTCCGTCAATGGTTACGCCGGTTGCTGCGGTATATTCATTGATTGTATTGGCCTGAAGACTGGTAAGAACCTGAATTTCTCCGGTAAGGGTGACGGCAAGCCTTTGAGTGTTGGCTGTATAAATCCCGGCAGTGCCGTTACTGATTGTAGCAAAATAAGGTCTGGTGGCCACCCCAAGCCCAAGCCAACCGAACTTAAACATGGTCCCATCCTGCATAATGGCCATATTGGTATTCACACGATAATAGTTCCCTGCTGAAATGTTTACGTCTCCGGTAACATTAAACAGCGACCCGTTATACGAAAGTCCGGCTGTGCCTTCAATCATATTGGCAGCGGTGAATACGGCTATTTGATTGTCAGTTGGCGTCCCTGTGTAACTGACGCCACTGGTATCCAGTGTCCATGTGTTTGCTGCCGTTTTCCTGAGTAACCCGGATGTTCCGGTCAGTGCTGCAATAGCAACCAGGTCAGAGTCGGAAGCCAGAGCATCGGTAATTCCATATCCTGCCAGGGTTGTCGGTAAGCCTACCAACTGTGCGAAAGTTGTCTGGTGCGGATTGCTGCTCGTCAACTGGGAGTGGTCATAAGCAGTCTTACCCCTGTCCCCCCTGTATGCTGTGTCTAAAGTCTCTCCAAGCTCCAGTGAGGCTGTTGCCGCTGGCAGTTGGGTAGCCGGGACCTTCCCAGTAGCATCCAGCTCTGCCAATCCTGACGCAACTCCTTTCAGAGAGGTTTCCAGTTTAGCGTTCAGGGCTGTCTGTAGCCCGGTAACGTCAGCAATGATATGAGTGTGTGCCGCTGGAGTGAGAATGTCATCCTGAATAGTCAGGACCCCTGCGATCAGCTCGAATTGGCTGGCGTCATAATCCAATACGATGCTGGAGGCTGACGGCTTACGCAACGGGGCGCCAACGGTAAGGTTAGCCAGAACCTCATTCTGGACTGCCCCGGCGATCCATGCAGTGATTTCCTCTGTAGCCTGAATTTCGCCATTGATGAACAGGTCAAAATTGGATCTCACTTTCCAGACAGAATAGTCAGTTTGGTCCGGGGTCGTGTCGGCACTCTTGTCAAAGTACCACATGTAGTTCCACTGAGCCAGTGCTTCGGCGATCTGTTTCTGCGTCCTGCCGTATGCGTTCTGGATGCTGGTGCTGAGATCGTTCAGAGCCGTAATGACGTCCACGTTCTTGTTGATGTTCGTCACTGCTTCTTTGAGCTGCTGAGTGACTCTGTAGGTCTTTTTCTCCCCGATCTGAATGACCTTCTGGGCCGGGAAGTCCAGCTTCTCAGTTATAGAAAGAACCCTTGTCGAAAGCGTGTCAGAGCCGTTCACGAAGTTCACATTGCTGCCGACCGACAGGACAATAGCTTCAGTGGTAAACCGAACCGGGAATGAGTTTACTCTGTAAGTATTCAGATCCGATCCCTGCAAAGCCATCTCTGTATCGACAGCGTCCTCCAGTGCTGCTTCAGCGGCGTCAACATACGCCTGAGGCATGAGGATATTGAACAGAACAACACTGTCCCCGTCTGAAGGAATAATCACTTCGTTGGGAATAATGAATCCGGTGCTTTCGTCAAAGATTATTTCGTACTCCTGTGTGGTGCTGTGATAGGCAAGCTCGAACTCTCTCCCCAGCAGGTTGCCACTTTCAAAATGAGCTGAGAGGGTCTGCCCCACAATGATCATGTCTTCAGTGAAGGTGAAGCCGGCTATCTTAAAGTAGAATATCGAATACCTGTCATATATCGGATCACCAAACTCGTCAGTCCCTATCTGTATCAGATTACCGTCACCGTCATAAGCATATTTCAGGACAGCTCGGACGGCAGAGATGACAAGCGTGGATGACGGATAGATGTCATCGAATACCAGAACCTTAGTAAATATTTGAGTTGGATCAAGCCCGGCCTGAATGTCTTTGTATCCCAGAGGACAAGTCAGGACCGGTAGTGTCAGCCGCTTCTGGACTACATGATTGGTCGTGGTCCCGGCGGTGTAGTCCTGATTGATGTTTCTGGTCGAGCCAAAAGCATAGAACCGGGTATAGTATCCATCGCTGGGCGGCGTGATGTCCGGGACGCTTACGTCAGTACCGACAGTCAGGGTAACGGGAGTACCATAAGCACACTTGCCAAAGGTGATGACCGTGCCGTTCAGATACCATTCCGTTTCCCATGCTGTCGCCATCTCGTTCAAAGCATCGAATATGCTGGTGGCCTGAAAACTCAGCGTTTTGGTCCCGGTAAGGCTGGCGTCATAAGAGTAAGTGTAGGTTTCTCCGAACTCATCCAGCAGTGATGCGACAATAGCCGTCAGGAAGTTGGGAAGGGTGTCGGTAAGGGTCCAGTCTGTTTCTCTCCCTGTGATGACACCTTCGGTCTCTTGTAAGAAAAAAAACGGCCTGACAGACCATGACATGACTTTCGCATGGAACTGAGGCTCGTACAGATACTCGGCTTCATTCACTCTTTTCGGCTTATAAGGCTTTAAGAGGCGAAATGTCGCCCCGTTAAATACCACATAAGCCCCAGCCGGCAAAGTCGTTCCTGTGACCGATAAATAAGATACTAAAACGTAATCAGAAACCATAAGCTCTGATACATGCTCTGAGCCTTCGGTCACTGGTACGGAGACAATCAGGGTCCCGGTTACGTCTCTTATGTCGATCATCTGTTCATCGGATTAGGTTCACAGAATGTCACCGCAACCTTCCCCAGAGTGGTCAGGCTGCTCAGTGATGCAGAACTCAGGTATTTCAAATTGAAGATGATGCCCAGATTGACGACCTGCATGGTGATGTTCCCCAGATACATCTCTGTTACGAATGACTTGTATCTGGTTATGAAGCTGGTTGCAGCTTTAGCAAAGCAGAAAACGACAGTCACATTTCGTTCGTCTACTTGCGAGGACATAGCTAAGACCTGCTTGCCGTCATCCTGCCTTGACTTGTTACTTATATAATCTTTCATGGGAGCAGCCTGGAGTAATTTGTCTTCACTGCCATCCTCCAGAAATACGCCCCAAGTGGTCCAAGCGTCCTTCGTATTTATGAATAAGTCTCCTGTCATAACCCTCTGGTATTTTCCTCAATTTTGTTCAGCCTGTCGTTCATCACATACAGCTCGTTGGTGTTTTTGGCGATCTTCGACAAGTGATCCAGTCCCAGCAGACTTATGTCACGAAGTTCAAGGGTGTACTCAGCCGTCAGCAGACTCGTTTTCCTGACCTCTGTCATATCCACCTGCATTATGCTAAGAGATACTGCCGACCTCTCCCCGGACATCTGCAAGGCCGTGAAACGCCCATTCAGCTCGTCCCCGGTATCCTGTGACATAGTGGCAAAAGCGTTTTTGCTTGCCTCTTGTCCTGCCTCCATTCCGGCAAACAGCTCCTCAAAGGGTGCAAGTGCAGCGTTCATATTCGCCCCCAGCACCGCTGCGTCCCCTTTGAACTCATCCAGCCTGTCAGTGAACGTGCCGTCATCAACTGCTGCCCAGATTTTGTCAACCAGTTCCTGAATGAGAGGATCGAACTTTTTTATCATCAGGGAGTTTATGATGGCCTGACGAAAAGCGTTCTCCATGTAATCAGCTGTCTCATCTGCGGAGATTTTGCCATCATCCATGAAGCTCATAAAAGAGTCTCGCATCCCGTCAAAGGTCATTCCTGATAGTGCTTCCTCAAAGGATCTCGCTGCGTCAGCAAGCATCTGGTCTATTTCAGCCCCTTCCTCTTTCAGTTTCTGCAACTGCTCGAACAGTTCAGCTGCCTGTTCATCCAGCTTCCCCTCCATGTAGAGCTTCTCCATCTGCTCAAAAGACATTCCTGACATCGAGCTGTAGTTCTTCTGGACGTAAGCCTTCCTGAACAGTCCCCCGGAAACAGCTGTCTCGCTGGAGACATATTTCATCTGCTGCAATTCAGCAAGCAAATTGGCATAGGTGCTGCCAGTCTGTGCTTTTTGTTTCTCGAGCTCCGCAGTGATGCGTTCCTGATATTGAAGGGCTAGTTCTCCGATCTGCTGCTCGATCCTGAGACGTTCTCTCAGTAAAGCCTGATGTTCTCTCTCGCCGATCTCAACTGCATCCCTCCATTCCAGAACTTCAGCCTGTATTTTCTTGTTCTGCTCCCTGATGTTCTTAAAAACAGTGAAGATTTTCCCCAGTCCTTTGATCATGGAACTGATGCCTCCAAGTATGTCCCCGGAAGCAAACTGAGCTGCACCTTTCCCAAGCTCACCTACACCACCGACCAGACTCATGATGTTGTCCGCTGCATAAGCGGTGTCGTCACCAAACATACTGCCTATGCCTTCACTGATTGACGAAAGGTTGCTGGTAATACTGTCAATGGATTTGATCAGCTTGTCGGCGTTGGCTTTGATCGCATCAGCGTCACCACCTTCTATAGCCTTAACCATTTCGGACCAGCCTTCTGCCAGTGCCTTGAACGGGTTTCTGGAATTGATTGTGTCCTCCAGATTTTCAATAGCGTCCTGATACTCCTTAATGTCCTCCGGGTTCCAGGCACTTGTATTGACGGCTTTGGCTTGTGCCAGAATGTTCTTCAGAGTTGATGTCCCCACCTTCTCCAGATCGCCGAACATCTTCTTCCATAAGCCTGTGTCCTGAAACTGGCTAAAGTCAATGTCAGCCAGCGACTCAGTCATCTGCTTCTTGGCTTCAGTGATAGCTGCGTCAGTGGCTGCGGCGTTCTGCTCTGTCCTGCCGGCCTGTAGTGAGGCAATATCCTCATTGAACTGCTTCTCAATAGCAATTCTCTGGGCTGCATAATCCTGATACTGCTTTAAGAGATCGGCAGTCAGGCTCTCCTCTGCTTTGAGCCTCTCGTCGCTGGCCTGTTGGTCCCTTGCGTCGAGCTGGCCCTGCTGGGTCCCGGAGAGTTGTGCAGTAGATTGAGTTGTCGGAGTGAAAGTGAGGTCTTTCTTTTTCCAGTCCTTATTGCTTTCTTCCCATTGCGCCCGTTCGATCTCCTGCTGCTCCTTGACCATCTGCTCAGCCAGACGGCGGTTTTCAGTCAGCCGCTGCTGGTAGTTCAGCTCGATCTGCTCTCTTTCCTTCGCATGGCCTTCGACCATGACACCTATTTTCCCCTGCCAGATTTCGTATTCAGCATCGATCTCAGCTTCAGCGATCCTTTTCTTTGCCTCAAGAATAGCTGCCAGCCGGTCAGTGATCTCCTGCTTTGAGGTTTTGTCAGTGGTGGCTTTAGGGGCCTTTGTCCCGGTAAGGGTTTCGAGTTGTTTCTTCAGCTCCTCGATCTTCTCTACCTGCTTGTCAATGTCTGCGGCTGTCGAAGTGGACTGTCCATCCCTCATTTCCTTCAGATAGGCTTCGGCCTCAATGATCCCTGTCTTCAGGTCATTGATTTGTTCTAAGACTGTAGCCAGAGGACCTGTTTCTGTTCGGCCATCCCCTGCACCGTCCCCGGTAGCAATGATGCCGAACATTACTTTTGCTTGTTTCTCCGCTTCTTTCGTAGCGTCAATAGCCTGCATGATTTCACTGACATACTTGTGTAATGCAGGATTTTTGTATCCTCCAGCACTCCGTCCCACGACAAGGTCCTGGACTTCTTCTGACATAAGGCTCCCGGCACTGACCCCTTCTGCCATGCTTGCCATGAGGGACTTTTTGATCTCAGAGTAATACTTGCTGCCAGCTTCTTCTCCGAACTGTTTTGTCAGCTTCTCATATAGCTTTGTCAAGTTCTCTGACATGGTTTCGTCCAGTGCAGCCCCTTGCTCCTCCATGAGCTTGTCATACTGACGGGCGTCATAAGACTGCTGTATGCTGGTAGTAAGGCTTTGATATTTGCCTTCCAGAGTCCCAACCCGTTCAATCTCGTCAGCCAGCGTCTTGTCATACTGACCGTATTTCTTAATGATCTTGTCTTTTGCCACCTCAAATTCGGCAGTCCCCTTCTTTGTAGCGGCAAGCTCAGCACTGAGCTTAATCAACTCCCGTTGTTCTCCCAGTGCGTTTTTCTGGGATTCTTTGGAGGCTTTGTTCATCCTTTCGGTTGCCTTCTCCAGTTCAGTCTGGTGACTCACAACCTTGTAAATTGTAAAGCCCAGTCCTGCTATTGCTGCAGTGACTAAAACGTAAGGATTGGCAAGCATAGCTGCTCCTGCTGCCTTCAGGGATTTCGTCAGGCCCTGCTGAGCTATTGCCAGCATCTTTGTCCGGGCAGCAGCTATCGCTTCAGCATTCGACAGCTGGATCGAAGCCATCGCAGCCAGCTTTTTCTCAACTACAGCCTGACGCATGATTTTCATGTTCAGAGCCTGAATAGCATTGATTGTTATGAGTGTGGCCCGGTAGACTCCATAAACAGCGACCAGCTCTATCATCGCTTTGCCTATCTGGTCCAGACTTCCAGCAGTGACAATTGCTCCCCGAAGCAATGACTCAAATACAGGCTCAAGCTTTTTACCAAGCTCGTTCTTTGCCATGTCCATCGCATCGCCCAGATTGGACTTCAGGCCGACTATGCTGCTGGCCTGTTTCTTCATAAGCTCATTGAACCGGCCACCCTCTGAGGTCATGTTCTTGAACGCTTCTTCTACATGAGGGAAGCCAACCTGTCCTGCCCGGACAAGGTCGTTTATCTCGCTTACGTTGACTTTAAGGACCTTAGCCAGTTCCTCGTATATTGGAATACCTCTGTTGGCAAACTGCCTTATATCAATCTGCATGACCCTGCCGCTGGCCCTGAGAGTGCCGTATAAGTACACTATATCATTTAAGGGAGCAGATACGCCACTGGCGACGTCTCCCAGTGTGATCAGGGTGTTGTTTACCTTCTCGACCTCAAAGCCATAAGCCAAAAGCTGTTTTGCCCCGGACGCTACCTGAGTTAAGTCAAAGGGTGTCTCGGCAGCTGTCTTCGTCATCTGGGCCATCAAAGCCCTTGACTTTTTCTCACTGCCAAGCATGGTCGTAAAAGCGATCTCCAGTTGTTGGAATTCGCCCCGGACCTTTGCTATGTTTGCGATTATCCCGGCAGCAGCTGTCATGGTGAACATTGTTCCCAGTGCTACTGCTCCTTTTTTGAATGACGTCTCCAGACTGTTCCCAATCTGGGTTGCCTGTTGGTCAATCTTATTAAAGCCCTGAGTGACCTGACTTGCTCCTTGCTGGAACTGGGTAGTGTCAAGCCCTACTCCATACCATTCTTTCCCAGCTGCGTTATTCATCTCCTTTGAGCTTTTTCATGTGACCAATAAAGTCCCCGAACCCCAGCCCTTTCTTGACTGGTTTCTTTTCTTCGTCCTTATCGTAACCGCTGTCCGGGACGACGGCGTTGAACATGATTACATTGACGTAACTCATGTCATACAGGACGTACTCTATGGTAAGACCGTACCATTTGACGGCACTGGCGACTGTGGCCCAGATGCTGTCGTTTCTGCCTCCCTGGTCTTCTTCGTTATCCCGACTTCTAAGAGGAAAGCAGTAAGCCCGAAAAAATCCCCAACCTCCAGATGGCCCAGCAGGGTCATCATTGCGTTTTTCAACTCGACTGGAGATGCCGTGTGGAATATCGTTTGAGAGAGCTTTTGAAGATCACTTTTATGGAAGGGACGCCGCTTATCTGGCTTCTGCACTCCCTGTATCATTACGGCAACAATCTCCGCTATGATCGTGCAGTCCTTTGCTATGCGTAACGTTTCACCCAGTACCCGTTCATTGTCCAGCGATTGACCGGGCAGTGATGCTACCAGCTCTGACACTTTCACAAGTGTGGCGATGGTAGGGGGTGCGACCTCATAATCCGCACCACCCAACCTAACCACTTTCTTTTCCTGCAATAGCGCCTCAGATACCTGCTTCTCTACTGCGGCCTCCATTATGCTGCTACCGTTCCAAACTCGAACAGATAACCAGCTGCTCCAAGCAGGATCGTGATTTCCACGTTCACTGTCCAGCCCTCTTTTTCGGAGAATACCGGCGTTCCAGAGATGACGCATTTCGGAGCCTCGAAGGTGTCCGATCCAACGACTGCCGAAGCAAATCTCACTGAGAAATTCCCTGATTTGATCAGAGACTTAACCTGATCAGTTGCAACTGCGTCCATTGTCCAGAACTGCTTTGCATTCGTCAGCCCGATAAGGGTTGCATTGATCTTAACGGAAGGTTCATTCTTCAGCTCATCAACCAGTACATGACCAGTTCCAAACAGCTGCATTATACCGCCGTCTTCGGATGCGATTGACATCGAGTCCTCTTTGATGGTCCCGAGTGAAACGAGTGGCGTTCCCATGACGTCTAATGCGCCGGTGGCTGCTATACTCATTACTATTGTTCCCCATGCTGTTGCCATAGTGATTTTGTCTTATTAGATTGTTAAATACTCAAATTTCAGTCTCATGTTTATAAAGTGCTGGTCGATCTCCTTTTCCTCATAGGTGGTGATCATACTGTCGCCCGGAAGGAACTTGTACCCGGACCGATCCAGAGCAAGGTCGCTGGTCATCAACTCCTCTTTGAAAGTGTTGAGTGCTATCGCAAGTGTCTTGCACCTGCCGACATTCTTGACCAGTAACTGCTGCCCGTTGTCGATATCCGGGACGTAACAATTGATATTCACTATTCCAGTCTGCTTCTGCCCGTCCAGCCCAGTTAAGAATGAGACGACAATGTCTTCACTCCCTGAATTGAAAGGACGCATCCCCTGTCGGTAAATACCTCCGCTGATCAGTGCTGCAATCGGGTCTGAATGTAAAAGCCCGAATACGTCCTGCTCAACTTCCTCTGCTACTTTCCTCATATCTTCCTGACATTGAAGCCCAGTTGTCTTAATAGCTGGGGGACCAGTACGTCACTCCTTAATTCTGCCCCGGAGATGACATCGTATGACTTGGCTTCCACATGGGCTGCATAGTTCATCCCTGCAACCACGATCAAAACCAGGCCGTTCCCGTGTTGAGATATAATCTCGCTTAGAAAATCTTTGCCCTGACTCGCTCCTTCGGCTCCCTGCTTCACAGTGCCAAATCCGTTTCTGGATATGACCCTTCCGTTATCAATAACCGCATAGCCTACTGAACTTCTCAGGTTGCCTGTCTGATCCGTGTAACTGCCATTTGTCCTTGCATACAGTACGCATTCTTCTCCGACCCTTGCCAGTGTGTTGTACATAGCCTGTTTCGCAAGCAGGACCTGACGCATAACTGCTGCGTTCACGGCCCCCTTTGGTGACAGTCTTTTAATAGTCATTACACAATGATCTTCACTCGCTGGATGTCTTCGAGAACTTCAATACTGATTATCTCTCCCTCATAGGCCACCTGTCCCCGGCTGTTAGTCAGTCTTAGCAACTGAGCTGCAAAGTCCATTTTCCCAGTCGTGATTGTGTAGCTGGCCTGTTTGAAAGTTCCGTCAGTATAGCGTCCCTGATTGCTGTTCTGGACTGGCGTATATAGGCACTCCGTCTCATCGGTCCAAGTAAAAGTAACAGGGATAGGCTCTCCCGTTGTCGGGTCAAGCCCACCACCTGTCGTTACTCTTGTTGCTATCGTGCCTCTCACGACAAGTCCTCTCTGAAAGTTACGCTGCCTCCTGTGACATATTGGCTGGCATCGACCCCGGCTTCAGTACATAACCGCTTCAATAAAAGCAGTGCCGAGTCCTTATTGAAGGTCTTACTTACCCCTCCCTCAGAAACACTCTGGAGAGAGATGAGCTGAGACATCAGCTCGATCTCTACCAGTAGTATTGTGGCTTCATCTGCCGCCTGGTCAATGACGTTCAGGCCATGCTTCTCACACTTGCGTGTGATCATATCAGATGACACCGGGAACGGCTGTAGGTCCTCCCTTATTGCAGCCAGATAGGTCATGCCTTAGACAGTTGCAGTGACGTCAGTGATAAAGACGTCTTTGTTGCCGGTGAACGCCGGGAACGCAAACATCTCATAGCCCACATAACGGCCCTTCTCATTCCTCCACTGAGAAACAAGGTTGTCGTTGAAGGTGGTGTAAACCTTGTTCGGGACCGGGTCGATTGCTTCCAGAGGGTCAGAAACCTTCAGGACTGCGACCTGTGGGGCGCACTGGGTGACGATCCTGCCGTCTTTGAACAGAGAGACGGCAGTCCCCGTATTCAGGACACCTTTCTCGTTCACGATCTCGATGGGCTTCATGCCGATACCAGTCAGGTACAGGTTCACCGTTTCGAGGGTGACAGGACCACCAGCGGCTGCGGTAGCTTTGCCGAAGTTGTAAGACAGAGTGTCCTTCAGCTGCTTGGACGTGACAATCAGAGCAGCGGTTGCCCGGCTTACCCTGTGCTTTATCACGACTTTGCCGTTGACGTCAGCAAGGTCTTCAGCTGTCTGAATGACTTTGAGAACGTCCATCGTGGCAAGGTTGGCTGTTGACCAGACAACACTGCCAGCAGGGAGAGCTGCTTTCGCAATTCCTACGTTGATTGCTGCGGACCAGACAATACCACCGGCGTTGTTGGTTTTCGTCAGAGTGACCTGACCGTCTGACAGACCTTCAAGGTACTGAGCCAGAATTCTCCTGTGAGGTGCTATTGCAGCAAGCTCGTAAGGATTGAACAGGTACTTGACCAGTCTGGCATACTGAGCAGCTTTTTGCTCGTTCGAGAGGTTGCCGGCCCTGTCCTTGAACCTGCCTTCCATGTACAGGAAGCGTTCGAGACGATCATTGCTGATCTGCCACTCGTCACCCATACGGGCCAGAGTACCGGAGAGTTCTCCGATTGAAGGCATGTCACGCTTCGGCCTTTCGGCGTTGGTGTCGATCACCGTTCCCAGCATTGCAGCTGCGTAGTCTGCGGTTGCTGCCGCCCAGTTTTTGGATGCCTCATATTCCACATCCATCTCCGCATTCCAGCCTATCTTATAGGTGGATGTTTTCATGTTTTCGTTGACGAAAGCATCAAATGCACGGGGGTTCTGAATTGTTTCCAGTATTGTTGCCATGAGCTTACCCTATGAACTGCATGAATTTCAGGGCCGTCTTGATGGCAGCAGTGATTCCCTGCGGAAGTGCTGCTGTCTGAACACCTTTGGCCTCATAAATAACAGAGCATGACGGCTGGGCGTCCAGTGTCACTTCTGCATAGTTCAACCCGTCAGGGTTGACAGGGGTCCTGCCAGTTGCACCGACAGCGTCCATCGTCTGAAGGATTGATCCGACAGCCAGAACGCCAAGTGAGTTGGCAACGATAGTGATCGAGTCATAGTCAGCGTTCGTTGTCACGATTGTGCCGACAGTGATACCTATTGCTCCTATACCTATGATGTCGGTAGCGAGCAGGTTGTGACCTTTGACCAGTCTGACTTCGGTTGCAATCGCTGTGAGAGCTAACTGAAGCACTGCTGTCTTGATGAGAGTGGCCTTGCGTTCGATATGATCAACCTTCAGTAACGCCCCTTTCGGAACCGTCAGTGTCCCAGCCGGGACGGTTGTCAGGTCGAACAGGAACCCACCTTCAAACTCTCTGGTAGTGTCGACGTCCCACATGTGGGTGTAGCTCTTACCAGTCTGTGCTGTGTTTGTGTAGTCCATTTTCGTTTTGTGTTAATACTATTTCTTCTCTGGAGCATTGATCTCCTTCATTGTTTTCACGAAGGCTTCCTCCTCTCCTGCTGGTTCACCGCCGCCGCCGGGTCGTTTCATCTTTTTAAGTCCCATATCTGCCAGTTCCTGATTCAGTGCTGAGATGTCAGCTTCCTTTTCAGTAAGGTAGCTGGCAAAGTCAGTGTCATCTTTGAACGTACCCGCAACCCGACTGAAGTCTTTAAGCAGTGCCGACTGATGCTTCTCCGGGAGGTCTTTTATCTTTTCCGTATAAGCAGCAATTCTGGTCTTGCTGATGTTAACCTGCTCAATCTGGTTCATCCTTTGGTCCTGGGTTTCCCGGTAGGACTTGAACCATGCAGGTTCTTCATTTGGATTTGATTGGCCCCCTGTTTTGTCCGGTTCTGCTGACCCGGTGGGTGCTGGTGGTGGTGGTGCTGGCTTCTCTTTTGTGGCGTTCACAATTCTGTTGACCGCTGTCTGAGAAACCTTTAAATAAGGAATAGCCGCTTCGACTGCTGCGTCTATCTGTTCATCGGTGGCTTCTACCGGTAAGGTTAACTTGATCTGGTTTGCTACAGCTTCCAGTTCTTCTTTGCTGAACCCCAGCGATAACGCTTTGGGTTTCAGTGCCTGAATAACTTCCATTCTTCTACGTTTTGTTTTGGTGACGGAGCCTGTCAGATTACCAACAGGCTCCATACCAATAACCCTAAACCGTATAGGAACAAAGACTGTGACAATGATGTTAAGCTCCTTGGTACAAAATAAAAAAAGTATTGGCGAATAAGCAATACTTTAATCAAATAAATAAAGTGTTGGTTTACAGCCTTCCCTCGTCTCCAAAGCTGTAATGTTCCCCTTCCGGGGTCAGGATGAGATGGTCTAGAAGTTGAATATCCATCAAGGCCGCTGAATCTTTGAGCTTTTGAGTGATTCTTATGTCGGCATCACTGGGTTCGGCATTGCCGCTGGGGTGGTTGTGGCACATGATCATGCCGCTTGCCAGACATTTTAAGGCAGTCGCCAGCACAAGTCTAACATCTATAACGGTCCCGGAGATGCCTCCCTGAGATACCTTAAACCAGCCTATTGAGTTATTCTTACGGTTCAGGTACACAACTACAACGCTTTCGCAAACCTCAATTGTGTCCTCGTCAAACATCAGCCTCATGTAGTCGGCTGCATCTTTGCTAGACTTGATCTGGACCTTTTTGATGTCGCCTGACTTATATTTCAAAGTCAGTTCCGGGATGTTTGTCAGGTATTCTTTCATCGCTTAGCCCTCCGTTATTTCGTCATCACTATTGATATCGTCAATGTCGGCCTGAAGCATTCCTGCCAGCCAATTCTCTATATCCATAATGCTTACTGGATCGTTTGCTCCTTGCTCGAAATGATACCGATACAGGCACTTCAATACGGGCAGTGTCTCGTTTACTTTAATGGTTATGTTCATGTCAGACAGTTTCAGCGGTTACTGTGGTTACCTTTCTCTGTGCCTTGTAGTCGGAGCAGAGTTTCTGGATACGCTCCTTCATTATAGGATTAATTATTGCGCCTTCAATCTCATTCCAGCCAAAGCTCCACATGTGACCGCAACCAACGCAGCTTACACAAATCCTAAGTTCTGTTCCGGTGTCCTTAAGATAGGAAAGTGCCAGTGCGTCTCTTTTGCCATTCCAAGAAAACCTGATGCCTTCACTGTCTTCGTTCAGGCTTAAGCCATGATAACAGGTCAAGCTGATCGTCATGCCAAGCGGCTGCACCGTTGTTTGTATCATCCCAGGATTGTCCGGCCCTTCGACTAAAGCCGGGTGGCTGTTATCAAGACGGCACATGCTATTGATGCGATACGCTCCGTTCTCGTAATCAATGAACGGCTGGTAATCGTCATAGTTTCCGGGGCCAAAACCATCTTCTTCCGGTAGAGGGAGCCGGTAAAACAGGCCCGTCTCTCTCATCGGGTCAACGTTATTCGGCATCGCTGTTACCAGATTCCGGTCCTCATATCTGAGGTAGTACATCATTTCGCAGGTCCCTATCTTGACCGCTTCGCCTTTGTATTTTGCCATTTCTCCCATGTCTCTGCCTTCTTATATGTCTAACAGATCCATAAGATAATCAGGCTCCAGACCGAATTCGTCCAGCATGATGTCATCCATTTCACAGATGCCGATTTCACCGCTACCTATGCGGTCCCTGACTTCGGCAATACGTTTGTCTGCTTCCGCAGATGTCAGGTTGTCACGCCTCATTAAGATTCTTTTTAATTCACTCATTTTGATTCGGTTTAGTGGTTTATAATTACGGTTTAATATTTACTTGCTCCATCCCAGTGCCTCTGTAGCTTCTCCAGAGAGGTAGCCTATCTGCCCAGCCTCACCGATATACACCTTGTCTCCCGCCGGGGCAATGTCTCCGACTTCATATTCAAAGGGGTAGTTAGGCTGGAAAGCCAGTTTCACTTCCAGTTCTTCTTCAAACCCCTCCAGCTGCTCAATTAATTCTCCTACTGTCATTGTTTCTCGGTTTTAGTGTATAATAAAGTTAAACAAAATTGCTTAATAAGCAACATTTTAGACATATTATTTTACTGTTTTAACATTTAATAACACATCCGTTAAAGGTAGAAACTCTCGCAAAAGGTATTCTGGATGCTGGCATATTGTTCTGGTGTTATATCTCCCTCAAAAGTCGTTTCGATATCCCCGGTGTAAAGAGTAAACCCTCCCCTGGGAAAGTTGTTTTCCTGACAGAAACCGATTAAATAGGTCCGGTTCCTTAGCTTCTGAAGTAAAAGACCACTCCAATCGCCAGCAGATGAAGTCGTATCCAGAAACTTTACCTGCTTCACGCTTTTGAACTTCCTCAGATATTCTCCGGGTGCATGCCAGCCCCCGTCAACCTGATACTGTTTGTTGGTCAATAGTCCTATTTTGCTCATGGTCAGAATACTTTTGCAAACTCCCTCGCGAACTCATAAGAGACACGTTCCCGGTCTTTGATCTCCTTATCCATACATTCCGAATCAGAATCTTTGTCCATCAGAACGACCATGCGACCATGATATAGATGTCGCTGCATTTCCATAAACGCATCCAGTAAACCTATGCCTCCATAGGTAGAATAACGCCGCCCTTCATGAAAGGACAGGACATAGATTTTCCGTTCGACTTCTCTTGCTTTTTCGGTTGTCTTTTTGAGTGTTGCCATTGGGTCTGTTTTTTGAGTTGGTTACTATCTGAAAAACGGTGTGACGGTGGTATCTTCTCCCTTTGTTTCTTTGAGCCTGAGATGTTCCCTGTATGCCATTTGGTAAGAGTCAATGTGACCGCAAGGATTTTCCCAGTTGTCAACTGAATACCATTCCCCGTCTTCACAATAGCTTCGGGGATGTGGCTCTCCTCTCTTTGCACCGCAAACTGGGCAGTTGTCAGCGATCTCGATTTTTACCGGGTAGAAGGTCCAGCCGTCTCCGCCGAACCAGTTGTTTCTGTACATTATTGTTGCCTTCATGGTTGTATCGCTATTTGATTAGTTTCCATTGTGCTTGGTCTCTGGGCCAGATAATTGCCGAGTTGCCATACTCATTCGTGTAAACATTATAGCCGTCTTGATCGTCATCCAGAACAAAGTCGTCTGAATTCAATCGGACCAATCCACGCCCTTTGTCTGGGGCTTTCGTTTTGGTTATTGTAGCAAACATGCCGGGATATATTAGAGGCTGCAATGACTTTCCGTCAGTCCCAGAGTCGGCCCTTCGTTCGCCCCGGTACTGAACCGTATCTCCGTCTTTGAATAGTGCTTTCTGCATATCGTTTTGGTTTTAGAATGAATAGTCGTAATACTCTCGTTTGACTCCGAACAGGATGCTGACGTTGTTCCACTCGACCCTAGGCTTTGTCAATCCCGGAATGATGGACTTGATGTAGATGTCTCCGGCATATTCTCCGCCAGCTGCCTTGTAAGCTTCATGGAGTGCTGGTCCTGAGTCTCCGTACTTCTCCAGTGCTTCCTCAGTAAAGGTCACCATGTCTCGCCTGGACTTCCAGCCACCCCACTTGTAATACAGGGAGAATTTTTCGTCTGTCAACTCCTCATACTCATACACCTGTGAGTCGGACATACCAAATTCGTCTGTTCTCTTGGGAGCATATCGCTGGATTACACAGCTTTTCTCCTTCTCGTTTACCTCTATTACCTCATATGCATGTCGGTCAGTCCAGAGCAAGATTGTTGCTCCTGCACCCACTACTGGTATGCTTTGGTTCTTACTCATCATCCAGTTAAAGAATGACCCGGTTTGCTTGCCGAGCTTCATCCCTCTTTTTATTGGTTCCATTGTCTTTATCGGGTTTAGTTATCGTGATAATGCTTCGTATTCCTCCGGTGTCTCAAAGCGGTCATGAACCGGGATAGGGTAGGAGTTGGGGAACCGGCTGTCACTAGTGTAGATAAAATTGCCTCCGAACATTCCGTATCGGTCCCCTCTCATCTCAAAGCTTTTTTTTCTGTGTTCAGCATGAATGTACTCCCTGCCGCAGATGTTACACCTGACCAGTACCAGATACACTTCGTCTTTCCCAACCTTGAAAGGTCCCTCTATTGAGTCGTCAACCAGCAAGATCCTGCTTACTTTTGAAGTGATGCCGTTTGCCGTGCAATCAGGGAAGTCAACTTCCCTGAATACTCCTACTGTTATCCCTGTGAGTTCCATTGTCTTTTATCGGTTAAAGTCTGCTTATTAAATAATCTATGTCTTCCTGGCTTAGCTGGAGGCCCAGACCTCTCTGCATCTTGATTTTTGCCGCCTTCCCCAGTTCTTGTTCAACCCTCTCATCCAAGTCTCTGTCATCAAGCTGGTCTGCCATCAGAAGCATAAAACGACAGAGGTCTTCCTTCTTCTCCTTACCCTCAGTCTTCGCAACTGCGATCAGCTCGTCTTTGGCTTCGGCTTCAGAGTAAAATTTGGTGGCTGTCTCAATCGGAAAGTCATTCCTGATATTGGCTGTCATCTGGTCCAAGTCTTTTTTGAAGTATTCAGCGAAATAGCCGTCAGCTTCGCAGAGGCTAGTTAGTGTCTTGATCTCGAGTTCTTTTGTCATGTCCGTCTGGGTTAGTTGTTGTAGTATGCATCAATTTCCTGTGAGATGTCAGATTCTGATATGTGCTCTGGGCCATTATTCAGCAGGTTGTGACTAATCACTTCAGCATCTCTGTCAGTTATGAGCAGGAAGTTCGCTTCGTTCATCAGGTTTAGGATTCTGGCGATCAATTCTGGGGAGGCGGTTTTCAGTGTCATGTCTTTGTTTTTGTGTGTTTATCTCAACACAATAAAGATAATCAATATTGCTCTTTAAGCAATATTAATCATGCTTATTTTCCTCAATTTCACATTATTTAACATTTGATGATCAGGGAGTTAAGCAAAAACCGTGACAAACAACTTACCCATTGTCCGTATTAGCTGCTGTTATTTATTTAAAATCAAGATTATCAGTTATAAACACGTCTTGTTAATAATTATTATACAACGCGTCTAAAATATATTTGGAAATCTCGTTTATATTGCGTATTTTTGTACTATAAAAAATTAAAGATATGGATGCCAATTTATTTAACACATTAATTAGTAGACGCGATGAACTTCGTAAGGAACTTGTCCATATTGAGGGACTTATTAAGATTTATCAAGGTATAGGTATTCCTACAAAGAAAGATAGTCCCAATGAACCAAGAATGAAGAGGACTAAATTTAATAAAAGGCGTACTGATGTAAAATCCCAAGTCATCAATTTGATAAAGGGATTTGGGGAAGAATTCTATGTTGCTGATCTTACGAAGGCCTTAGAAGAGAAGGAACCGAATAAAGACCATAAACTAATAAGTAATAAGGCTCGTAATTATATCCATATCCTTAAAAAGGAAGGTGTAATTTCAGGTCGGCTTGTAGACGGTAATAAATATGTATACAAATTAATAAATAAATAAAAGGACTGGTGAGGTCAGTCCTTAAGCTCCGTAGTTCAATTGGATAGAATGATTTACCTAAAAATCGAGTTGAAGGTTCGAATCCTTCCGGAGCTACAAACATAAAGGTCGGTTCACTTACCGATAAAAGACGGGACGACTGCAAATACAGTGATTGTGTCAAATAGTCCCATAAGCTTGTAAATACAATCTTACCGTCGGCAAAGGGGTTTCGCAGGGCCTCTTTGTTCATTACAAATGTACGAAAGACTATTCTATTGTCCAAATTATTCATGTAAAAATATGAAATTCATTGGTTTAATGTTTATTCCCACTTGGTCCTAGAGCTAGAGGTGCATGCATCAGTTATTAACGTTTTTTCTTAATAGGTGATGATCTTTAAGATATTTAATTGTTTGAATAGAGTATTTACATCTTGGTCTGAGCAGGCTATTTCTTGTTTATAATGAACGCTAACGGTCGTCGTATGGGTCTGTTGCCGCAGAGCCGCAGCATAGAAGCCAATTGCATATACCGACCTGTTAGCGGCAGTTATCTTTTCAAACCATCTATTCTTTGTATAAGATCATCAAGCATGATATCGTACTTTTTATCCACTCTTTCTATTTGACCGTGGGCGGCAAGATTCCGTATTCTATTTATCTCATTAAGTTGCCCAAGCGTATCAAGTTGGATTAACTCAAGTTGAAATAGCATCATAAAGAGATCATGTAGTCTATAAGGTGGTTTTTCATTCTTTTCTACTTGAATTTCAAACCCAAGTTTTGAAAACGAATTTCTAACCAGGTTTTCAAGTTTAATAAATTTTTCTAGGAATTCTCCAATCTTAATAGTATCACTTTCATTACCAGCATTTAAATCTTTATTTTGACTTATTAGCTTCTTTGCCGTGTTCTCGATTTTGTCAGGATTAATTATTGTGATGATAAAATTAATTGCCCATATTATTGTGACAATGTTAATTACTGAGGCAGCAATAACATAAACACAGAAATTTGGAATATAATATTTATTAAGAAATACAAGCGAGATACTTGATATTATGGAAGTCCCAGTTAAATAGCATAATACTTTTAGCTTAATGAAATTTTTATGTTTGAGCTCTTTTATAATTGGCTCCAAAGTCTCATCTGTTGATTTTAAAGTATCAAATTTATCTTGCACAAAGTAAAAACCTGCAGTAAGAAAGCCAATAAAAGCAGCTATAGATTGTGCTGAGGTGCTGAAATACCAATAGATGTTGTCTGTGTTCATGTTGCAGTATTTGAGTTAATTGCCGCTAACGCCCGCGTGTATGAGCCGTTGCGTGTTCAAAGCGCTTTGTTGTCGAGTTAGCACGGCCTAACCAAAAGAACTGACCTACGCAAACTCGCTGCCAGCAATGGCTTATACACGCTGTTGTAAGCTGTGCATTACAATTATTTGAATTAATATATTGATTAAAGATTTGTTATATAATTGATTGCTCTTGATGAACCCATTAATGAAAACCTTGCTGTATAATTATCTAAACAGTCACTTGATAACCTAATTGTCATTTGCTTACCTGCTCTAATTAAATTAATGAATTCATTATATTCCTCTTCATAAATGAATTCCAGAAACCATTCTTCATGACCTGGATTTGTCGAAACTTTAGGTAAAAAAATCGTTTCTGATATATCAATCTTAATCTTTACCTTATTACTGGCACAACCTCCATAAGGAACATTTGATAAGTAAATATTTATTGATTCCCTAGGAGGTTCCTGCGCAGGCTCCTTTTGTTCTCGATATCTCTCATAATCAGATTTTATAATTGTATCAGGATTTTCAGACATAATCTTTTTGTTCATAATAAAAACTGGTCTATAATATGGTGAAGAAGAACCAATTCCTTCAATACTACACGATTTAATTTTACCTTCAAATTCATCATTGATGGTTTGATAATTCCAGTTTTGTGCTATAACTACATTCCCTGATATTATGAAATTAAATCCCAAAAAAAGGCAAATAAATTTATTCCTTCCGCAAAGCAATCTTTTAATCCAGACTAGGATTAAGTCAAATAACAAACACGTATTTTTCATAGGACTTTATGTAATTTAGGTATTGATTATTTAAACTAATCTCTTTTTAGGTCCAAATTTTTTCTGCATTGCTTACAACGTTCGGCGGTATGTGCAGTTGGCGCAGAGTCGCAGTGGTGCGATGCAGGGTTATCCTGTTACTACTTAATTCTCGCATTGGCAAAAACCATGACAAACAACTTACCCAAATGGTCCGTTTGGGCAGTGGTTTATTTTATTTTTCCGTCTTTGAAGGCCTTGTCGAACAGTTTGTTATAGCTTTTTTGAGTAAAAAAAACTTGGTTAGTTATTTTATCCTTTTTTATATCATACACAAATTTCCCATTTTTTGTAGTTAACCCCCAAAATTTGAAGTAATAATCCTTTGTAAATTCAGTAATTGGCTCATCAACTTCTAATTTGACTCGAAATTCGCATAAACCATAATAATCTTTATAATTGATAACTGGAATATGAATCTTTTTAATTGTGCCAAAATCCTCTTGGTGATTTAACTGGAATTGACAAAGGTGTTTCAAAATATTTTGAATAGTATGCTCAATGCTTGATTCATATAAGTTGTAAATTATGACCTGACAGTCTTTGTAATCTAAGTATAGAATATCTAAGCTAGGTCTAAGATTTTGATTATTCTTAAAAAGCAACTTGAGTTCTTTCAACAAGGAATGGAGTGAGTATCCAATTAGTACTTTTACTCCATCTTGCACATAGCTTTGAGCTAAATCCAGGATAGAAATTTCTTCAGTAATTTTTACTAATAAATCATATAATCCTCCTCCAGATGCATCAGTCCTTTTTCTATTTATTGTCAAAAGGTAATTCTGATCCATATTTTTGACGAGATCATTAAGTCCTATAAAATCAGTTCCATATGGATCTGTCCAATACTCAATATTAATTCTTTTGTATCTCATTTGTTTAATTTTGCAATTGTTCCAATTTTCTATTGACGTTTTATTCACTTGTTAGAATCTTGTAAATATCTTCTACATTCTCTTTAGGAGAATCTAATTCAACCAAAGTGTCTGTTAGCATAGCTAGTGTGCCAATTAATACTGATGCATTTTTAGTATGTTGTTCATGGAGGATTTGAAATATTCTTTTAAGTGGCAAGGTTTCTGCTTTTTTGCCAAAATATTTATGTGGCTGCAAGTCCGAAATCTCCCTCTTGTGAAGTAATCCTGATCGATAGTCATTTAATTCATCAAGGTTCTCAGAAGAGAAGTATTCCAACATGAATTTTACGTAATATAAGTCGAGAACTTTTCTTGGAATATTATCCGATAATGATTTTATCTTTTTGCGGTGTTCATGCTTATTATCTAAGTTTAATATTCCATAAATTAAGCCAACTAGAACAATGTTCTTTTCGACACATGCTTTTAAATAGGAGAATAAAGAGTCCGCAATAATGACAGCATCTATCTCTGATTTAGTGATTAATGCCTCGGCTTTATGTCTTTCTATGTCGATGATTAATTTTAATAAACCATGTAAAGCAATTGCGGTTTTCTGCTGTAAATATAAAACTTCATACAGGTAGTCAATAATTTTATCGGCTTGTGGATGGTTGGCTTTACGTATAGAATTAAAAGTGAATGAATTGTGTATACAAACATAATACATAATTGAAATAACCGGAATTTTAACAATCATTGGATATACTAGAAAGCAGACAAAAGGAAATCTATCTCCCAAGCATAAATGAAGTAGATCTGAGGTTTCCTGATGAACTTCTGTAGTAAGAATTGTCATCGAGTCAAGTGCTTCCGCTCGACTTCTATCGGAATCTGTTAAATTTTGGATACTCCATTCTCTTGAATTATGCCATTTTGATAATTTATATAATTCTTCTGAAAAGTCTTGATGTTGCCCAAATACTTGGTCATAAAAAATAGATTCGCGTGCTTCATTTACGAGTTCCTCAGTTGGAATCCAAGTTAACGACAAAACGCTTTTTATCTTCTTAAGAAACGACTCTCTATTCCAAAGATCTATTGTTTTAATCACCACGATTAAAGCTCCAGGCTGATCAATTGCACCAAGTGACAACGAACTTTCATCATCCTTTCTTAAAATATATTTTAATATTAATTTGTTAAACATAATTGAATGACATAAAGTTAATTATGCGTTTTTTCGGTAAGGCTACGCCCAAGGAATTACCGCCATCTTGTTATATGTTTACTAAAGGTACACATTATTCCAAAAACAGGAATATTATTAATACTATCACGAAGTACGCCTCTCAGTTTCTATTGCTTGATATACCTCTGATTATTCCTGATAAAGAACGGCTCAGACTTTGCCATGGCATATTGCTCCTTGTGGTCTGCCACCCATTTCTTGAATGACAGCGGTACGTCTTTCACCTCTGAGGAAGCCTTGTGTGGACTAAGTTGCTCTCCTACCATTCGCTGCTTCTCCCGTTCAATAAAGTCCTTTGTTCTGCTTAAGATCGGAACGGCATAACAGCGGCACTGTGGATGCCAGCCATAGAACTTGAAATTTTTGGGGTAACGTCCGACCAGGGAGTCACACATCGGGCAGATAAAAACGTGGTTTGACCTGCGGACTTCAAAGCCTACTACAAAGTCCAGCTTCTGCCAACGTTCAAAGTCTGACTGCCGGTATGCCATGTTCACTTCCGTCCGGGCCAGACGCATCGTATTCATGTAGCTACTCCTGTAGCTTCCGGGTCCCGGTGAATACTTCCTTGCCTGTTGGCTCAAAGCAAGCTCCCCTCGGTTATCTCTGACCTTCCTATACAGTTTATCAGGTTCTTTGAGGTAACGCCTTAAATCAAGGCTGAGCTGCCCTGCTGACCTTCCTTCAGACAATCCCACATCAACACCCATCTCCAGTTCACCTTTCAGCTGGTTTGTGTACTTCCAGACACGGTCAGACAAATTCAGGCCGGCAGACTTCCGGGCCTGGAATGCTGCCAGTGCTTCCAGATTGCGGTTGTATAAATGCTCGACCTGTTTCCTCTTGAATGAAGTTGATCTGAGAACTCGGTTGACAAGCTGGTCATTCTTTTTTGAAGCCATATCCCATTCTTGTTCTGTCGCATCCCTGAGCGTACTGGTCAGCTTCAACTTGAATGACTTAAATAGCTGATCGGCTTTTTGCTTCGTCTGGGGGTAGTCAGCAAAGATGAATGGCTTGGTTAAATCGATATCAGGACCGATACCAGCAACCACGCTGGCAGCTTCTCTGGTAGCAAACATGTAAAGCTGCTCGATCTTCTTCACATAAAGCCCTTCAAGCTTTTTGAAGTGCCTCTGGTCGTAATTTATTTCTACTGGCATCAGCCCTGACTTTCACTTATTCATTGGTCCCTGCTGTCTCAAATACAGAGGAATCATTGGCCCTCTTTTCTTCATCCTGCAGCTGTTTATACTCCTGATCTATGTTTGTCACCACCCCCAGCTTCTCAATGCCGGTCTTCTGTGACATAACAGGCTTCTGGGTTGCCTTCGTGATCTTGTCGATCTGGGCTGACTCATCGTTCTGGATGAACGGAGTAATGATATGCTCGACCTCTAAATCCATGATCGTGCTTTTCCAGCTGCTGTTCATCTCTCCCAGAAAAGCTTTAATGACGTTGCACTCACGGTCAAAGAATTCAATCATGTCGCCACCCTCATCACCTACCTTCAGGTGTGCGTCAGCCAGCAGGGTCTTCCTTGCTCCTTCAGTGATCGCACTGATCGACTTCACGTTGTCAAATGAAAGGTTGGGCAGCTGTAACTCCTCCTCCATGTTCTGCTTCAGGGTGTCAGTGTAATACTTCATGGCGTCAATCTGCTGGGACCATGTTACATAACTGATATCACCGTCCCCGTCCATCTGGTAAACTTCTCTGGCAACCTCATTCGCTGGCTGGCCTCCGACAAGTTTCCCCTTCACCTTCAGGATCGGGGCTGAGTTACGCTTCAGGATATCGCTTTCTCTTGATAAAGACAGCTCCATCTGGTGAACGTTACCTGTTATATCCTCCCAGATCGGAATGGGCCTCCAGAGGTAGAGTGCAGGTATCTTCCCGATACTGATACTGGAGTCTTCACCACTGAGGTCCTCCCATGTGCCAGTGCCTTCCTGACGGTAAATCTTTTCCTGCTGGCTGGTGTAGATATGGAAGTACGTCATCTCTTTAGCCTCTTCAGTCACCATGTACTCATAGGCCAGACCAATCAGGTCCTTGTACTTGTCAAATACCGGATAGATACTTGCAGTAGATAGCATAGAAAATTTGCTGTCCATCGGAGAGAACGTGTTGCACTTCAGCTTCCAGTTGGAGTCAAAGCCATAATGTTTATTCTTGCCTTGCACCGGATACCAAATAGTCATTATCTCACATGCAGCAAAATAGGCCTTCATGCGCTTGCGGTTCACTGTGTCCATACGTGCCTTTATGTACACAGCTTCTATTGCGTCAGCCTGTGCCTTTTTAACCGGGTCGTCATCTGTATTGTATAGTCGCTTCACTGGGATCGCAAAAGCCATCTGGGTCATTCGCTTGGCTGAGAGCTTCTGCATTCCATAAGTGACCCTGGCAACCTTTTCGGTAGTTCCATCAGGGCGTACCTTGTCTTTGCGGCTCGTTGTGTCAGTCACTATTTCGTGCTGCTTGGGGTCATACTCTTTTGCCAGTGTGTCCCATGCCGGGACCATGACTGCCTTGCTCTCCTTAATAGCATCAATGATGTCTGCTATCTGTCCTTTAAAGTCAATTGTGTCCATTGTCGTTATCTGAATATGTTTAGTAATGCCTGTTCGTCAATCTGCTGGGTTGAGTTTAAGAGGTGGTCAGCAGCATAGTAGATAAGGTCCACGTACTCATCGTGAGCTTTGGCAGGAAAGCCTGTTATCTCTCCTACGAACTCATCATTCCAGTTATCCGCTACCAGATAGATCCGCCCACACTCAAACAGAGGACTGATACTGTTAAGCCGGGTCTCTTTAGAGTCTTTGGGTGTAGGTGTCATGCAGACATTCAGGTTGGTATCCCTTACCAACTGGTCCACAACACTGATCCCGTTTGCCTTTGGTTCAATACGGATCGAGCTGCTGCTGGTGTAGCCATGAGCCTTAACGTATCCGGGAATGAACTTGATCAGGTCCGGGAACCTCATGCTTACCTTTTTTGCAGCCACAACGTAAAGCTCGTTCCCTATCTTACAGGCTCCGATTAAGCCTGTAGGATCATTCTCTGCGCTGTCAGTGTAAGCGGTGTCAATGAAGAATATCACTGGAGGGTTGGCATCCTTTGCCATGCGTCTGAAGTCAGAATAAGAGACATATCTGAACCACTCGTTCTTTATGATATTACCACCTTCAGTTACCGGATTCTGTTCAAATTGGCCTGAGTAAGCCCTACTCCCCAGATCGGTTTTTGCTTCATCAAGTACCCTCCTACTCAATCGCTTTGGGTCCAAAAGTCCATCCACGTAATTGCTCCGTAACGACTCCGGTTTGATGCTCCCGGTAGCTTCGGCCGGCAGACAGAGATGCCTTACTTTGTCCTGCTTTTGCGCCAGCAAATACCCCGTCACATCCTGCTCGTTCAACCTCTGCATTATAGTGATCATGGGAGTATTCTCCTTATCGACCTTACGGCTGGAGAGCGTCTTTACATGTTCAATAGCCTGAAGCCTCAGTAACTCTGAGTTGGCCTGTTTGGGATTCTGAGGGTCATCATTCAGAATGATATGAGCATGGAAGCCGGTAATGGTGGAACCGGTTGAAGTTGCATAACGGAATCCTGTAAGCGTGTTCTCATAGTTTTGCTTGCCGCTTTTATCCCTCCTGATCTCTACGTCAGGGAATAAGGCCCGGTACTTGTCAGAGATAATTATATCCTTCGACTTGGTGGCATGTTCTATTGAGAGGGAATTGGAATAGGAGTTGGTGATGACTTTGATTGTCGGGTCCAGAGTCCAGAGCCAGGGGTGGAACATAATCGTCACAATCGTTGACTTGGTGGTTCCCGGTGGGATGTTAATGATGAGATCGTAAGGCTTCGGAAGACGTTTGACAATATATTCCGACAGCTTCTGCATCTCGTCACATAGATACTTAATGTGCCAGTTCTCTGAGTACGATTCTTTAATGATGACCTCCCAGAACTGAAGCACGAAATTGTAAAAGCTGTGCTTACAGTCATCCGCAAGAACCATTCTTCCCAGCTGAACATATTTTTCATTCTTGGTCATTAAAACTCTTCTCGCCTATCTTCCTCAAAACGTCCCTCTCAGCTGCTGTCAATTTTGACAAATCCAGAGAGGGCAAACTGATCAGGTCTGCCCCGTCTTTGCCTGTCAGCTCCCTGCGGTCCTTCCACAAGTCCGGTCTCCTGTTCTTTAGCCAGAATATCATTGAAGTAGGGTCAGCCGCAAGGTGCTTCGTGGTCTTCCGGGTTTTTACTACCGGAGCGTCACCTGATACATCCGTCTCGGTTGTAACCTCCATGAACTCATAACCGATTGACCGGCGGTACAGGGTTGCAGCCACATTACTGTCAGCTATGGCCTTCCCTTTTTTTATGGACTCCATAAACGTAGGAAACATGCGCTTCCAGTTGTTCAGGGTAGATGTCCTAATACCAAGTATGTCTGATATTTCGGTGTCAATTGCGCCCAATAAGCAGAGCTTGTAAACAAGCTGGTCTGTTTCTGGCCCCTTGTACAAGCTCTTTCTCCCTCCCCTATTTTTCTCTGGCTTTTTATCCATTAAAAAGGGTGTTCTGTGTCGTAAATGTGTTTTTGATCATATTGGCAAACATCCAGTTTCGGCAAGTGTAAAACAGCTTATTGCTGGCCTGTGGTAAATTGTGGTCGATTGAGGTATTGTAAATAGGAATCCCTTCAGCGTTTTCAATCAGGCAAGTGACCCTTTCGTTGTCAATGATTATTCTGGAGCCGGTCTTCTCCCTGAAGGCAATGTGAACATTGTTCTCCCAAATCCAGTCTTCATGCACTGCACAGAAATAATAATACTGATACCCTTCCTTCAGGTTGATATCGTAATATCCTCTTTTGTATCCCTGAATCCGGCGATCATTGGTCCCTAGAAATGATTTCATGCAATGCTGGGTCAGATCAACTCCGGTAATGTACCGGAGCCACTCTATCCGGTAGGTCTTCTTTAATTCAAGTCTTTTAATCGTTATCATTTTATACGGTTTATTCCTTTAAGTTAATCATTATCAGGTTAGTATGCAAATATCGACAAGCATATTTACATCAATTTGAGCAATTCTTTTACTTCGTTTTGCCTCCCGTACCTCTGGTTGTTTGGAAGGTCCAGATCAAACTCAAAGTCGATTGATTTAATCATTTCCTCCCGGCTGATGTTGCTGATCTTTGTCGCACCTACACCGTAATACCCGGAGCTATTATACCTGTTGAATGGGAGCAGGTTGTTCTTGGCGATAATAGCATCGACCTGGGCTTCATACAGGAACTTCTGAAAGTACCACTGCCCCTCCCTGAGAATGGCAGACAGTCCGTTGGTGTCCGGGAAGTGGATGTACCTCTCGATTGTCGCTGCCTTCTTGTAGTTATACCGACCCTCAATATCCTCTCGGCGCCGGCCTGAAAAGAATATCTTTCCTCCGGGCTTGCAGAATGTATTGAGGCAACCCATAACTGCGTCTTCAGCCTCCTGACTGTTTACACTGTTTATGACTGCATCACATATCACAACGTCAAACAGGCCATGCCGCTTTATGCTTTGGATGAACCTGTCGATCATAAGCTGGCCTCGTTCAATGCTTATGCCGACACGATTATGATTGAAGAACTCCAGACCGACTGTATTCCGGTAGCCCAATACTTTGTTCATCTTCCCTATGAAGGCTCCCTTGCCGCAGCCAAAGTCCAGCACATGAATATCCTTTCCCAGCTTGGATATTGCCGGCAGGACCGTCCGGTATAAAGGTGACCAGTCAACACCACCGGCCCGGTTCGGTTGTGCCAGTCCTTGAACATAATCCTGACGTTCGACTTTCTCATAATTGAAGACTCCATACTGCCGGGAGAAATAGTACTTGAACTTGCCCAACTCTTCTTTGTTGATGAAAGACACATGAACATCTCTGTTCAGCGTCTTACAGGCATAGATGTAATTGTTCCCGAACACCACCTCTCCCTCACAAACAATGGCACAAAGCGGATCGCCATATTTGATAATGAGACGGCATATTTCATTTGCCACAATCACATTATAGTCCGGGCAAGTGAAGCTGGTTATGGGTAAGCTGTGGAAGCCACGTTCCCGGCTCTCGCTGCATGTGCCGCTGACTTTCGGTTCGTACTCAATCCCGTTGTGAATTTGGTTGAACAGGATTTCATCATGCAGGTCTACTCCCCGGATATAAAAGGCCGGGACCTCTGTCAGCTTGATCGCTTTGGCAGCGGTGGTCCTCTGGTGGCCAGCTACAATGGTCAGGTTGTCCCGGTTGACAATGATCGGTAGGATGAAGCCCAGCGTTGTGATGCTTCCAATCAAATCAATCAGGCCCTGCTCAGACAGCTTACGTGGGTTATATGCTGCCGGTTTGATCTTGGCTATTTGGACGGTTTCAAAGTTCATACTGTTTCATTATTGCGGTTACAAATCCATAAGATGTACCAGTGTTCTCGGTATGCCTATCAAACTTCTCCTTCAGCTCGTCATACTCATCTCTAGTCATACTGACACTGATGTCCCCAAATCGCAGAACATCCACTTGTCTCGGCAGGGCGCCCGGCCTTCCGGGCGGCAGGACCATGCTGGGGTCCAACTGCTTCATTTCGTCATTGATAACGTCATAAAGCAGCAATTCCTCCCGACTATACTGTTCATTCAGTATCTCCATGTCAAAGGTTCCATAGGCAAGGTTGTCTTTTATGATCAGCTCTTTCTCCCTGTCTTCGGGTAGTTCACTGACCAGTATAGAGACTAGAGGGTTTTTCTTCCACTGGTTCCAGTATTCAATAAGCTCATCCTGCTGCGCCGGGGCCAGAGCCTGATACTTCAGGTTTTCTGCCAGCTCTGTTCTGATGTCCTCCCCGGTCAGGGTTAGGATATCAATATAGCAGTCACGCCTCTGGTTCCCGGACAATACCACGTTTGCCTTCGTGATTATAAGAGGCCGTAGCTGGATCATTTTTGTGAACGTAAGCAGACTCTGTGTCAGAAGTCTCTTTGCTCTCAGGTCGATTACTCCCGGATTGATCGGGCTGGGGATTAAGGTTTTGACGTCTATTTGCATAACAAGACCTCCCTTACAAAGAACTCATCTGACCCGTTTCGCTCAACTGATGCGTTATATTGCTCCATGAGAAAAGTTAGTTCAGGCTCAGATAAAATTGATACCACATAGCCGCACTTCAGCTTGTTTAGACCGATGGGATTGTTCTCAATATCCTTGTCATTGATCCTGTTGTTAAAGTCAAATAGGTTCTGGTCCACGTTCCCGGTGTAGCTCTCTATTTCATCAATGTCAAAGTGCTGCTTCAGCATGTCAGTGTTGTCATACCCGGAACGTACATTGTCCCTGACAATAAATTCCTTCTGCTCGGCCTCTGTCAGATCATCTGCAATTGTGACCTCTATGACTGGTTTGCTTAGCCATTTCTCCCAGTAGCCTTGTATCTCAAATTGCTTGTCTGGGTGCATGTCGGTGTACATGTCCAGAACTAATAGCCGATCCAGCAAATCGTTAAAGTCCATTTCAGAGATAGCCTTCAAAGCAAGAAACCGCTGGTTGCCTCCCAAAATGACTTTCTCCTTCGAGATAACTATGTTCCTGTAGGCAAGCATATCGCTGAATATCAGAATGCTGTCAATGAGCTTATCCAGCATGTATTCAGTGATAGCCCTAGGATTGTCCTTATTGACCTGTAACTGTGATATTTTGACTGTCTTCTTCATGGTCCTGATTACTGCATGGCAAATAGGGAAATCCTTATCTGCAAGTAGCTTCCTCCCCTAATTGATTTATTTGGATAAAAGTACGCTTAATATGGCTCGATAAGCAATTGTTTGATTATATTTTTATCTTCATGGGTAGGTTGGCCTCATTCCACATCAGTAAAATTGCATCCCGTTCTTCGCTGTTTGTCCGGGAGGGCAGCCCAGGAACAAAGTGCGCCAGCTCAGCATGTGTGATCTTCCCGTCTGGCCCTTTCCAGCATTTCTTCAATGGCCACTGCTCAATAACGTCAATACCGATTGCCTTGCAATACTGCACGATCATAAGCCCTACCTGATGGTTCCTACCGACGTTGTACCCTGTTTTAGCTATTGCTCCTGCTCCCCGGACCTGTCCGTTACCAATATGCCAGTTATGAGAGATGAGCCAGCTTGCTTCCAATGCAACCCGTAGAACCTTCCGATCAGCACAAGCCTGATCTTTGACCTTTCTCAGCATCTTAATAAGCTCCGGGAACGTCAGGGTATCGATTGTGATGTCCATAGTTTTACTATCGAGCTGGGCAAAGCCACTTTTATTTACGTCTGGGTCAATACCAATGATGACATCAGATTTGATCATTGCTGCTCCTTCTTTATAGTGTACAATAAAAATACGCAATTGTGCTCAATAAGCAATACTATTGGCAGATTATTTTCACTTTCTTGCATTTTATTACGCTGGATATAGATGGGAATTAACTTTCTGTGAGGTTCCCTCATGGTCTATCTTGTTAAATCTCAAATCGATTGTATGCCCAAAGTAAACCTCGGCTTAGTCCAACTCAGTTTTATACACAATCCTATTTAGTAGCTCTCCTGACAGTTGGGAAATTATTTATTCCTACCTTTAAGGAAACTATGATGAGACTGTATATAAAACACTATTTAGTTATAGCTAATGCTGAGTATTACAATATGATATAAACTACCTACTGAGCAATTTTTGAAACGCCATTGAAAAGGGAGCCCTGACCCTATCTTTTAAGATTTTTAACATTTCAGGCTGGTCAGCCGGTCCTGGCTGAATGAAAATAGGTCCGTCAGTTTTGACGGACCTATTTTTTTAAAATTTCGAAATAAATGATTTATCTTTTCTTTAACTCTGGAATTAATTTATAATCCATTACAACTTGCATAAGAAACTCCCTATAACTTAAAAAAAGCGTGTTTATCATTGATTCTTTGTAACTGCCAGTACAATTTACAGAGTCAATTGAAATGTTTCTATATTCTAAGTGTTGATTAGCTTCTTGGCTTTCATAAATACTAACAAAAGAAAGATATCCTTCTATTGCAGGTGTGAGTTTCATATAAAGCTCTTTTTTCCATTCATCCACTATTTGAGAATCGTTTATTTCTTTGACCAAATGAAAGACATTATTTACTAAATCATGATACTGGTCAAATGCCAGCGATACCATCTCGATTTCAATAGAAATTTGTGACACATCATATAGTGAAGCCTCTTGGAAATTAAAAGTTGCTTTTTGTAGGTCTGGTACGATGTATCTATTTAAATTTTTATGCAACTGCTGTAAAATTGAACTAAAGTAAATTGTAAATGATTTAAAAGTAGGTGAATGGTTTATGGAGATTCGGTTATTAATCCGGTGATAGCCATCAGGTGTAAATACAGTTTTCTTTGCTTTCTTAATTAGTTTATCTGATTTTTCAGTTAATGTATTAAAGCGTTTTTCATAAATGTATAACTTATTGGATATTTGACTCTGGCTCAGAGATTGCATAAGAAAAAACGCTGTAATAAAAACTGCCAATAATGTAAATAATGCATACAAGAATTGGTTATCAAAACATCCCACATATTCATTGAGAAAAAGCAATCCGATGAACACAAGTGCAATTATCATGAAAAAAATAGGTTGTGAGTTTTTTGATTTTTTTAAAAAATGTTTTGTTTCCATAATTAATAATTGACGAGTGAGAATACAATTATTTCGGTAATTTCCCTTGTTCTATAAGGTAAGGAAGTTGTCCTGTTATTCCAATTATTCCATATAAAACAGCAAATATTAGTATTGCAGCAGTTCCACCAGAGATATCATTTAAATTACAGGTATTTGCGATTACATAATATACAAAAAATAAGGCAATAAAACCTAAAAGAGTTGTTATGAAATAAAAGAAACAATATGGTATTGCTCTTAGCCAAATGGTTTGATAATTAGCTTTGGCGTAAATAACAAACTTATCTTCCTTTATTTTCATCCATTCTGATTTCAGTTTTTCTTTTTTATCAAGATGGTTATTTAATTCTACATTACTTTCTATGTTGAATTCAATAGGTTTCATTTCATCTAAAAGTTGGTTCTTTTGTAGTTCAACTATTTGATTCTGAACAATAAAACCTCTAATCCCTTGATAAATAGATATTACGGCAGCAATTAACCAGTACCACCAAGATTGACAAATTATATTTTCCAT